GCTCGCATACGCGACGAACCCACTCGCATGGCTGCGGAGACAGCTCGGCAAGTGGGGCATCGAGGCGTTCGCCAAGCGGTTCTACGGGATCTATCCTGGGCAGGTCATCGACAACAAAGACCCGTCGGGCCTCGGGCGCATCCGTGCGATCATCCCGGCCATCGGCATCTCGCTCAAAGAGGAAGTGCCAGCCGGCCAGTGGTGTATGCCGTGCTCGCCGGCCCTCGGGAACAACAACGAAGAGGTGAGCGAGGAGACAGAGACACCCGGCGAGATGAGCGGCATGTTCTTTCCGCCAGATGTCGGGACGAACGTCTGGGTCTGTTTCCAGTGGGGCGACACGAGGTTCCCGGTCTACATGGGCGGGTTCGCTACGACACGCAACACCTCGGACACCTTCACAGACCCGCTACAAAAGGGCATCAGGACGCGCTCTGGGCACTTCCTACGCTTCGACGACCGACCGGACGAACTCAGCATCATGATCGCCAAGGGAGACGGCAAGGGGCAACCTACGCAAGCCTTCCTGTCGATCGACAAGGACGACAACGTGCAGCTGTCCAACGGCATCGGGGCGCAGCTGTTTATGAACGCGAAGGACAAAGAGATCTCGCTGATGAACACCGACGGCGCCGACCCTGCGACGGTCGAGTCCCTGTTGTTCCTTGGCAAAGATGAGATCACGCTATCCACAAAGTCGGGCGGCTCGTTCGGGATCAAGAAGGGAGTCTTCACGGCGAACGGTAGCGACTTCATCATGAATTGCTCTGGCGCGTTTTCAGCGAACACCGGATCGGTTAGTCTTGGCAAGGGAGCAGCGGAGCCGGCGGTGAAGGGCATGATGTTGATGACCAATCTGGTCGTGCACGCGCACCCGAACCCAGGCTTTGGAGTGCCTGTGCCGCAGAGCACGCCGCCTGTGGTGCTGTACAAGGAGTTGTCGTCGGTCGTGAGGGTGGCATGAAGGGAGAACTCGATGTCGAGATGAACGATACCAGCGCTCCCAATTTTGGGGCTAGCGATTCCCATCCCGAGTCTCGGCTTGCCGCCGCTTCCGGGTCTGCCGGGCTTGCCTGGACTGCCGACGTTCGGCCTGACGCTGGTCCTGCCCTCGCTGTCGCTGTCGATCCCCATCCCGAGCCTCGGACTGCCACCGCTCCCGTCGCTGCCAGGGTTGCCGGGTCTACCGACGTTCGGGATCTCGCTGGTGTTGCCGACGCTATCGCTGTCGATTCCGATACCGAGCCTGGGACTACCGCCACTACCGGCTCTCCCCGGATTGCCTGGATTGCCGGGTTGCCCGTTGGACTAGGAGGATGCTGTGCCGATCTCTGATGTAGATCTGGTCAAGTCGATCGCGTTCCCGTTTCACCTCGGAGCAACGTCGTTTCCCGAGGGCGCACAGGGTCCGGGCGTGGTATTCGCCAACATGGTCGCGCTGATCCTGACGGGCAAGAGCGAGAGGGTGATGCACTACGACGTGGGCACGAACGTCCACGAGTTCGTTTTCGACAACATGGACCCGCTGACTCAGGCTCGCATTGGAGCCGACGTGACCGCGGCGATTGACAATTGGGTGCCGGAGGCGCAGCTGCTCTCGGTGAAGCCTGTAGAGATCGTGCCGACCAAGAACTCGAAGGGTACGACGATTCTAATCGATATCGTCTACAGGGTGGCCGGTCAGGTGTACAATCAGCAGGTTCCCGTGACGATTCCGCCGGCTGTGACGCCGACGCCGTAGAGAGGATACGATGCCGAATCCAGACTACACTCCGCTCGTTCCAGACCGAAAGCCTTTGAACGAGGTCCGGTACTCCGGCAAGGACTTCCAGAGCATCTTCGACTCGGTTCTGCGGAGGCTGAAGACCGAGTACAGCGACATCTACAACGACTACGCCACGTCCTCGCTCGGCGTCATGCTGATCGACCTGATGGCCTACGCGACGGCGCAGCTGATTTGGTATCTCGACAGAACCTCGAGCGACTGCTTCCTCGACACGGCTCGCACGCGTGCTGCGGTCGCACGGCTGGTCAAGCAGATCGGCTACAAGATTGCCGCGGCGACGGCATCGAGCACGACGCTCGACGTGACCTTCCCGCAGGGTGCCCTGGTGCCGTTCCCGATCCCGCAGGGTTATCGGATTGCCGGTCCGAACGGTCTATTCTTTGAGACGTATGCTGACAAGCTGATCAACCCGGCGCCGCTGCCCGGAGACACGACGACACTGGATGTGAGGCAGGGCGAGACGCGGACGCTGATCTACACGTCAGACGGCACACCGAACCAGAGCTACCGGCTGTCGAACATCGGAACCGATCGCTATCTGGCCGATGGTTCGGTCATGGTCTGGGTCGACGGAAGCCCGTGGGACGAGGTGAGGTTCCTCGACTACCTGAAGACGAATCAGTTCGAGGTCGGATACGTGGACGACCCGCCGACGGTGCAGTTCGGCGACGGCGTGGCCGGGAACAAGCCGCCCGACACGGCGGAGATAAAGATCCGGTTCACGATCATCGATGGCCTGAAGGGGAACGTGAAGGCCAACACGATCAGGACCGCCGTGGACACGATCATGGCCGGCGGCTTGGCCGTGTCCGTGCAGTTGACCAACCCACTCGGGTCAAGCGGCGGGACCGACCCCGAGACGGCTGCTCGAGCAAAGGCCCTGGCGCCGTTCGCCTTCGCAGCTCGAGACGCGGCGATCACGCTGCCCGACTACATCGCGCTGGCGAACAGCTACTCCGATCCCATGTACGGACGCGTGGCGGTGGCCTACGCGTTCAACCCGCGAGCGGCCTACGAGGATACGGTTTTCAACGCGATGATCGACGCCATCGAGACGCTGCTCGTGGACTACCGCACGACGGTGGACGCGCTCGAGTCCCAGATTTCCACCGGCGCGACTAGCATGGACGCGGTGATTGCAGCGATGGGCGCGAGCAACACGGAGCTTGCCACGCTGGTGGCAGCGATGACCGGATACCTCGCATCGGCGCAATCGCAGATCGAAGGCGCTCGGACGGCGAACAGCCTGTACGGAAACATCGTCGAGGACATTGGAACGATCGTGGATCAGGTAGTCTTCGGCACGACGCCGGGGATTCCGAGCCTTCCCGAGATCAAGCTTCAGGTGAACGGGTCGTCTGCGAACGCGCCGGAGAAGTCCGCGATCAACAATCAGCTGGATCTTCTCGGAAACTACATCCTCGCCATCGACACGCTCACCGACCAGTTGGAGTCCAAGCAGACAACGGTGGACGGAGCCATCGACTCGGCGCTCGGGTTCATCTTCGAGGCGCAGACGATCACCGACGACCCGACGCCGCCGTCGCCGCTGGTCACATTCGCATCGATACAGCTGGCGAACACCGACAACATCGTGCTTCTGGACTACTACCTGAACGACGCGGCGGACGGGATCCTGCCGGCGGCGCAGGAGATCAGCGGAACGGCCGCGGCGCTGCAGTCAGCGGTCAACGACATCCTGACGCTGATGCACGGCCGCATTGGCGAGCTGTTCGACGCGGACTGCCTGTCGAACTACGTTCAGGTCCCGATCCTGGCCTACGACTCGGAGGGAGCCTACGTGCCCCCGAGTGCCGGACTGATCATCGGGCTGCAGACCCACTTGAACAAGATCAAGGAGGTGACGCAGGACGTGGAGGTGATCGACGGGAGCTTCAACCTCGTGCCAGCGCAGATCGTTGTGCAGGTCAAGGTGACGACCGAGGCGGTGCCGTCTGAGGTGACATCTCAGATACAGGCGACCATCGCTGGCATCCTTCGCGCTCGTCAGTTCAACCAGCCGCTGTACCTCGATTGGCTGTACAAGAACGTGAAGACGATACCTGGGATCGAGTTCGTCAACATTGAGATTGTCGGGCCGGTTGCGGAACTCGACAGCGAAGGAAACCTCGTGCCGCCACCGACGAAAATTATCACGTTCGGCACGCTGAACATTGGAGTGGTGTGATGGCCGACAACGAAACCCCACGCTTCAAGATCCCGTTCCCGAAAGAGAACGCGGAGTCTTGG